TTGTTCTCTTGCCTCTATGTAGGACATTTCGCCCCTACCTTTACATAGGTATAATATTTCTCTTGTAAACTTGTCTTCGCCTAATGCTGCTACGTCTGCGTTTAGTCTGTCTGAACTACCATAATAAGTTTTCCAGTCTGACTCTTTATAGCCTCGTCTTTTATTTTTTCTGCCTTTAAGTGGTGGCTTAGTGGTTTTAAATTTTGCAAGTTTCTTGCCTATGTACTTTTGGCCTGTGGTAGTATTAGTAATAAGATAAACAAATCCTTCGTATTGATCTTCAATACATTTAATTTCTTTACCTTGATAAGTCCAGCTCATATGGTACTTACCGTTAGCTATTTATTATCGTTGCCTTTTCTGGTAATACGTGTAGTTGTATGTTTTTCATGTATTTGATCCATGCGTTCTTTTGCAAGACTACGAATTTCTCTAAGCCATTTTCGTGAGTCTCGATGTGTTCGCACAGAATTTTTTCTTTCAAACTTTTCGTTTTCTTTAAAATATTCTAAGTATGCTTTTACTAACTTATCGTGTATGCTGTCTTCCATATTAGCTCAATACTTCGATGTCATTTTCGTAGCTTGTAAATCCGTTTTCTTTGATGACTTTCATTACAAAATTAACTCTTCCAATTAATTCATCTTTGTGCGAGATAAGATATATATTTTTATCACGCTCTCTACCAATCTTTTTAAGAACACTTAGCGAGTTTTCAACTCCAGCAGTATCCATGCCACTATCAATAAGTTCGTCAATAAACAACAAATTAATATTTTGATATAAACTTTCCCAAACATCACGGAATGCAAAGCTCATGCCAAGTATAAGTCTGTTACGTTCTCCACGTGATAGATTATCAAAGTCTAAGTCTTGACCAAGTTGTGTAATTTCAACACTAAGATCATTTTGGAATAATACTTGATGCGGCAATCCTAACTTGTCAAGATAGTATGTAAGTCTATTGTTTAGATATGCTAAGTTTTGCTCAATAATTTTTTTACGAATAAAACTATCTTTATTTGTTAACAATTTTAATAGGAACTCTTGATGCTCTTTATAATTTGTTAATTCATTAACAGAGGTCCAATCAATATCCTGTAGTGCAGTATTAGTCAACTCGTCCACTTGAGTTTGATAAGGGTCAACATCATTTTCTTTTGTTGACAATGCTTGTTTTAAACTATCAACATTCTGTCTATGGTCATATGCTTCTTTAGCAGTTTCGTAAAAAGTAGTAGGTTTGCCGTTGATGTCACCAATTTCTTTAAGAGCGTCAACAACACCTTGTCGTTTAGTGTCAATCTCAGTTGCATATGATATTGCATCTTCAAGTTCTTTTACTTTCTTCGATTCAATCTCTGCTTTTTTGTCTGCATGAAGCTCTTGTCCGCAAGTATAACAAGTTGCATCTTCAAGATTTGCGATGTCTTTTTGTGCTTTTTCTACACTCTTAGTTGCACGTAATAGTGCTGGCTCCAATGTGCTTAATTCTTTTTTAAGAGCCAAAATAGAATTGTTATGTTCGTTCCAGTTAGATAATTTTTCATGACTATCTAATTCAGAATCGATATCTAAATGTTCTAATTCTTCTATAGATTTAGATAATCTTTCAGTGTCTAATGTCTGTTTTGCACGCCATGCACGTTGGTTCTTCTTTAAACTTTCAATTGTAACTTCAATTTTTTCATTAGCTGTTTGAATAGCTTCAATTTTTAAAGTTTCTGATGTAATTGCTTCTTTTGTTGTTTTTACTTGTTCTTTTAAGTTTTCGGCCTTCTCAGAAAGTATAGTAATGCCTAACAGTTGTTCAATGATTGCACGTTGATCGTTCTGCCGCATACTTAAAAACGGTTCAGTGTATGTGTTTAGAGCAACAATATGTTTAAACATATCGTGACTCATGTTCAGTAGAACATTAATTGATTCTTGTGTTTTGCGACTGTCGCCTTGTGACTCGTCGACCATCTCTTGTTCTTGATCATTGATATAAAACTTGAGTACGTTAGGCGATCTACCACGTTCGATTCGATAATCAACGCCATCTTTTTCAAAATGTAGTGTAACTAACATGCCTTTTGAGTTAGTTTTGTTAATCAAGTTATTGCGTTTGATGTTTGTAAGTGCTGTACCATACAACGCATACGATAGTGCATTGATGATAGTAGTTTTACCAGTACCGTTACGTGATCCTGTGTCGTCACCACCTTGATCTAAGTTCTCACCAAGCACAAGTGTTAGTTGTTCTTTGTTAAAATCTACAGCCTGGGTTTGATTGCCCACACTCATAAAGTTTTTTACGGTTAAGTCTTTAATTCTTATCATAATTCGTTATAAATGTCCAGTAGCATTTTCTTATTAAAGTTTTCAGAGTCAATTGCAGTAATTTCTTTAGACACAATCTCGTCAACACTTTCAAATGATGTTATATCTAAGTCTGTATTAATTTCTTCGATTGTTTTTTGTGATATAAGAGATATTTCTCGACAATTATGTTGATTAATATAGGTTTCTTTAATGAAACTGGCTTCTTCGTAACTAATTGGTAAGTCAAGAGTTACTCGTATATACATATTTGACTTAATAATATTTTTTGTATCATCAATTAACTGTGATAACTTAACTGTGCGATACTTTGGACAGTCAGGCCAGTTAACGTATACTGGCTCAGCATCATTCTCTTTATCAAGTATCATCATACCACGATCATCATCCCATGCATCTGCGTAGTTATGCGGAAAGGCATTTCCAAGATAGTGTATTTTACCTTGCTTTTGTCTTTTATGGAAGTGTCCTGAGAATACATACTCTTGATTTTTAAAATGTTCACTTTTAAGTTCACCATGATCGGGCATTTGTACCATTGCGTTCATATAAAACGAAGGAAGTTCAAAGTGTCCAAACATGTACTTAGATTTAATCTTCTCAATCTTCTTCCATTCGTCGCCTACTAACCACGGGACTAATGTTACATCGTCGATAGTTGTAATTTCGTCAATAAATGTTATACCTGGAATAAACTTACTGAATGCTGTACTATTAACATCACGCTTATCTTTATAATATAAGTCGTGATTACCATCGAAAAAGAAGAACTGCTCAAATGCTTGTCCAAGTTTTTCGAGGCATCTTATAGTTGCATCCATTGTAGTAAGATTAAGACTATTTCTATTATGATGCCAGTCACCACAGAAGATACCAGTCTCGCAATTATTAGCCTTAGCTTGCTCAATAAACCAATCAATAAAGTTTTCACCATCTTGATTATGTTGTTTAGAGTTGCCTTTTAGACCAAAATGGATGTCAGTGAATACTGCTGCCTTTTTAAACAAAATTAGATCCTCGCTTTTTTATTAGCATAACACAAAAAGTTATTAATGTCAATAGAAATGGTTACTTTCCGGCTTCTCTTTTAAGAGCAGCTTCCCATTCTCCAGCATGTAGTCTTGTATGCGAAGGATTTAAGTCGTTCATTTCGAGAATATCGTCTCTAATGTTCTGCGCTCGTTTTTCAATGTTAATAATTCGTACAAATGAGTTTGTAACGGCGGCTGTATAATACGCAAATGGATTGTTGGACTTTGATTCATCAAACTGTAGACCAATTTGTGCCAATTGTAAGATTGCCTGTCCTCGCATTTCGTCGTTGTATGTATATCCACGTACATTTCCTCTTGTTGCGTACCTATCACATAACTTCATCCACATCATAGCAAGTTTATTAGTTGCTTTTCCGCCTGTTAACGTAAAGCAACCGTTTTCCATGCCTCCTGCCCAGTGACTTTTACCAACACATACTAATTCTCCATCAGATGTAAATTTATAATGCTGAAATGGAGGAAAATTAAGTTTAACTCTGGTATCTGCAACTGTCTTTGGGTTCTTTTTGCGCCCAGGCTCTTCAGGAATATGGTCAAAAGTGTAAATTCTAAAAATTATCTCTTCTTTTGTAACTTTTTTATAGTCATGTTCACATTCTGCCATCTTTACTTTTCGACCAGCTGCTTTAGCATCGTCGTATGCTTGGACACTAAGGCGTTTTGCTTTGTTACGTTTAGCTTCTGCAATAGTCCTGATATTAATTTTTTCAATAGTTGGTAGGATAATATCAAATTGATGATAATCCTTATCAACAAAGCTACAAAATGTAGATTTTGATTTATGTATCTCTTTAAGGATATCTTTGTTGTTTAAATAATTTACTCTTTTCATATAATTTCCTATAGTTTAAGTATTTCTTATATTATACACGTAAATTTACTAAAAGTCAAGTATATTCATTAAAAAAATTAAATGCGTAGTTTATTTATAGTGATAAATACACTATAGGAGTAATCTATGTCAGGATTTTTTAACGCAGCAAATAGAGTTGCAAATCAATTTCAAAGTTTGCAACAGAGTATAGGATCTGAGTTTGTAAATATTGTAGAAAACAGCAAATTTGGAAATGTATTACAAGGTGCAAGGTCACTACAAGGAATTGCACAAGGTGTTGCAGATTTTGCAAACGGACTTGCAGATCCATCAAAATTGCTTTCGCAGTTTAGATCGAGAAATATATTTCCCGGAGCAGAACCTGAACAAAGTTCACGAGTTAGTGCAGAAATTGCTGGCGGAGTAGAAAGAGATTGGAGAGTACGTCTAAGTATTCCTGGATCGATGAAAGGTAGTAAAATGTTTACTCCGTTAAGTCGAACTGCTGGTTTTGTATTTCCATATACTCCTACAATTTATGTACAACACAGTGCAGATTATAATAGTTTACAGCCTGTACACACAAATTATCCGTTTCCTGTTTATGAAAATAGCAGAACTGATCAATTTACAGTGAGTGGAGACTTTTTAGTTGAAACATCTTTTGAAGCAGAATACTGGGTAGCAGCAGTCCACTTCTTAAGAACGATAACAAAAATGGATTATGGTGGAACAGGCGCACCGCCACCAATTTGTAGACTAAACGGATACGGAGATTTTGTTTTTAACAACGTTCCTGTTGTTATAACAAACTTTCAAATAGATTTACCTGCAGAAGTTGACTACATATCTACGAGTTTAGAAAGTCAAGGCGTTAGTACAAATAGCGCAAATGGTAAAGCTATAAGTTGGGTACCGTCACAAAGTTTGATCAGTGTTACATTACAGCCGATTTATAGTAGACGAAAGGTTGAAAAGTTCAATCTTAATAGTTTTATGAATGGATCATATATTAAAGATGGGGATGGATTTATCTAATGTCAAGTGTTACAAGCCCTTATTATAAAACAAAAAAAGCAAACGGAAATTATTTAGATTTACTTACTATTAGGCCTGTCCCTGCAGACCCAGATGATATACAATACACTATTGAACCTCAATATAACTTTAGACCAGATCTGTTAGCATTTGACCTATACGGTAGTTCAAAATTATGGTGGATTTTTGCACAGCGTAATTTAGATATTATCTACGATCCTATATTTGATTTTAAAGTTTCAACTACAATTTATCTACCTAAGAATAGTAGATTAAAAGCAGTATTAGGTCTATAATATGTCAACAGAATACGAAAACGCAGCATTTGGAACAAGTCGAAGGAACCTTGCTAATAAAGTAAACAATACTGTTAGATCGGGAATTGGTAGTTTAGATGCAGCAGCAGCTTCTGCACAATCAGCAACAGCTCGTATTGCAACAGTAGGGTTTGGACCCGGCCAAGTTGATCCTGCCTTAGCAAGAGCTCAAGCTGCAATTGAAGGAGTAACAAATCCGGATACATGGGTTGAAGGTATAGGATGGGGTACAACTCCTGCTAATACTAATATCTCTGTAGGAGAACAAGTATCAAATGCAGCTACTATTGTGCCATCGGCAACTCCACAATCTGAATCACCTACTCAGTTTAACTATTCAACATCGACACCTATACAACCTAATGCTTTAGAAGAATTTGCATCCTTTAATAATATTTTTACATTAGGTGTACTTACCGCAGAAGAAACAAATTTTCCAAATAGAACATATAGACAAAATGGACCATCTATTACAATATTAAGGTCCGGCGGCGGATTAGGTAATAGTAAAGTAACAACAGCATTTGAAACCCAGGGCAAGGTAGAATATTTTATTGATAACCTTGATATTGATAGTATAATTTCTCCAGGGAACCGTGTAGGCACAACTAATGCAACTACAATAAATTTTCAAGTTACTGAACCTTATAGTATGGGATTGTTTATGCAATCCTTAATGGAAGGCGCACTAAACGCCGGCTTTGCAAATTATATACAAGCACCGTATGTTTTACAAATAGACTTTGTTGGTTGGGACGATAACGGTAATGCAAAAGTTATAGAAAATACTACAAGGTATTTTCCATTAAGATTTATAGATATTAAATTTAATGTTACTGCTGGCGGATGCGTCTACGATGTAACAGCAATTCCTTATAACGAAGTAGCACTAAGTGATACAGTACAGCGTATAAAGACAGACATTGCTCCGACTGGCGCTACACTACAAGAAATATTTCAAACCGGACAAAACAGTTTAACAAATATTATTAATAGAAGATATAGAGAACAAGCCAGTGCTGGCGAAATAAGTACACCAGATGAAATAGCAATTATTTTTCCAAATCCTAATTTAGATTTATCAGCAGCAATAACTTCAGATACGCCGCAATCGGCTACAGTTACTTTGGAAGAAGCAGCAAGAAGTTTAGGTCAAGTTGGATTAGCAGGTGCTGCAAATATAGATAGAATAGAAGAATTACAAGCTAATACTGTTGGTTCAATTGGTAGAGATAATATAACTGATAGGATAGTAGGTTTATCAAGCAGAAGGCCAAACGTAATCGGTGGCGCAACGATTGTACAAAGCATATTAGAAAAAGGTATTTCACCAATGGCTATTGATGCATTTGTACTTGACGAAAACACAGGAAATTATTCAAGAGGAAAAATTAGTATTTCGTCAGACTTAAGAACATTTAGTTTTGGCCAAGGAATGAAAATACAAAATATTATTGAAAGTATTATACTTACCAGTAGTTATGCAAGAAGTATTGCGGATTACACAGTAGACTTTGTTGGCATGGTTGATTGGTTTAGAATAGAAACAGATGTGTATATTAATGAAGATTTAAACAATGAATCTCAAAATGGTAGACCTGGTCTTGTTTATATTTTTAAAGTTGTACCGTACAAAGTACATAGTAGTATTTTTAGTAGAGGTAGTACTGGCGGCGCAAATTATGCCAATTTATCTAAAAACGTTGCAAAAGAATACAATTATATCTATACAGGAAAAAATAAAGATATATTAGATTTTGATATTCAAATGAATTTTGCATTTTTTACAGGGCTACAAGAAGATAGAGGACAAGGATCTGCTGATATTGTAAATAATGGATCTGATTCTGGGTTGCAAAGCGACCCTACAATTTACGGTCAATCTGAAGGTACTGGAGATTTTCAACCTGATGGACAGACTCCGATAGAATCAGTAACCGACGTCTCAGGAGATTTAACTCCGGGTACAGAGATAGATGATCAAAAAATTAGAATAGCAAGACAATTTCATGATGCTATTATTAATAGTGATGTAGACTTAGTTCAATTAAAATTAGATATTATGGGAGATCCTTATTATATATCAGATAGCGGTTTAGGAAACTATAATAGTCCTAATGTTGGAGTTCTAAATATTAACGGTGACGGCGCTATGGCATATCAGAATAGCGAAGTTGATATACTGATTAACTTTAAAACTCCTATTGATTATAAAGACGATGATAGCGGTACTATGTTATTTCCTGAACAAACTACTAAACTAACACCATTTAGTGGATTATATAGAGTTATTTTTGTTAGAAATGCTTGGCAAAATAATAAATTTGTGCAAACACTAACATTAATACGCAGACCAAATCAAGAAGTAGAAGGTACAGTTACAGATCAAAGAATGTTTACAGACGCCAGATCGCCAATTGGACAAGTAGATGCATCATTGCCAGCAAACCAACTCCAACAAGAAGCTGACAGAGTTTTAGCTGGGCTAAGTACATCAGTAGGTGACGTAGTTTCGGGATTAGCTTCCGGACAAGCTGGAGCACTTGCTGCTGCAAGACAATTACAAGCAGATGCTACACGAATTAGTGGGTTAATTAGTGATTCAACAGGCCAAGCACAAGCGGCAATTAATGACGTTAGAAATAGTGTCAATTCAGCATTATCAAATGTAATAGGACCGAGGTAAAAAATTTAAATGGCAACACATACAAGAACACTTAATGATGGCAAAGTACGCAATCCTGGACCGTTTTTGGCAAAAGTTATAAGTCATCTTGATCCTTCATACATGGGAAATTTGCAAGTACAATTGCTTAAAATTGCTTCAAGTGGAAATACATATGAAGCATACGGTGAAAGTTTAACTGTTAGATACTTGTCTCCATTTTACGGAGTTACTCCACTAAGTGCGTCTTTACCAAATGATAATTATCCGTCAACGCAACAGTCGTATGGCTGGTGGGCAGTGCCTCCAGATGTAGGACAACGAGTATTATGTTTCTTTGTAGAAGGAGATAAATCTCGAGGTTATTGGGCAGGATGTGTGCAAGATGAACACATGAATATGATGGTGCCGGGCGGCACGCCAGCCTCTGCATTTAATGCTACTGGAGATAAAGTACCAGTAGGAGAATATAATAAGAAAATTAATAGACCAGCACAAACAGATGCAACTCGATATTCAAAGGCTGTGAATACATACGCATTAGGATCTTTAATACAGCAAGGTTTAGACTTGGATGAAATTAGAGGACTAACGAGCTCCAGCGCAAGACGAGAAGTGCCCAGTATGGTATTTGGCGTTAGTACTCCGGGACCGATAGATAAAAACGGACCACGTGGTAGAATAGGCACCAGTGACGTTAAAGCCCTTAAACACACCAGCAGATTAGGTGGTAGTAGTTTTGTAATGGATGACGGAGATCCTTCATTAATAAGAAAAACACCAGCAGGTGGAGCTAATCAAGGGCCGTCAGAGTATGTAAATGTTGAAGGTGGTGAAACAGGAGGAGATCCATCTTTACCGCATAACGAACTTATGAGATTTAAAACACGCACCGGTCATCAGATATTAATGCATAATACTGAAGACTTAATATACATCGGTAATGCTCGAGGAACTACTTGGATAGAAATGACCAGTAATGGTAAGATAGATATCTATGCTCAAGATAGTATAAGTGTACATTCTAATCAAGACTTAAATTTTACAGCGGATCGAGATATAAATTTTACAGCCGGTCAAAATGTAAATTGGGTTGTTGGTAAAGAATGGAAGCAAGATGTTGGAAGTAATATTAATGTTACTTCGGGAGATTATATATCACAAAATGCTGCCGAAGCTATTACAAACAATGCAGGAAGTTTTATTAATAATTATGCAGGAGATAGTATTACTTGTACAGCCCAAGGAAAAATTGCAATATTAGCAGCAGATAATTTAAATTTAGGATCTACAGCAGAAATTGGCATTGAATCATGCGGCGATTTAAAATTAAGTACAGACGGTAATTTCCATAATAAAGCTCTTGGCAATATGAATACACAAGCTGATTTAGAAATAAATTCGTTATCTGGATTAGCAACAAAAATAACAAGTGGTCAAGTTATGGGAATAAAAAGCACAGGAGCAAATGTGCTTTTAACTGGTAGTAGCGACATACATTTAAATGGTCCTGTAGCACCATCAGCAACAGCAGCAGTTCTGCCATCGATTGCAGATCCTACAGATCCAGTTGCTCCATTACGTGCTGCACAAACAGCAAGAGTTCCGCAGCATGAACCTTGGCCACAACACGAAAATACTGATCCAAGTTTGTTTACACCTGATAAAACAAGAGCAGGACTTGAGCAATCTACAGCATATCCGCCAGAAGTTTATGATACATTTAATAAAAACGTAGGACGAACCCCCGGACAGCAGAACGTTTCAAGAGGAACTAATCCAGATCCAGGATCTAATTATGATGCAACACAAAATGTTCCACAAGGTGAAAGCAACAACAGAACATCAACAAGTGGTAACGCATCTCAACCGTTAACTTCTGCTCCAGCAGGAGTAATAACAGGATTAACAAACGCTCAAACTGTTGCGTATCTTAATGCTATTGGACAACGAGAAAGTAATCTTGCATACGATGCTGTAAACACTTTAGGGTTTAGCGGAAAATATCAATTTGGTAAATTAGCATTATATGACGAAGGTTATTTAAAAAGTTACAGCGGAACAAATAAACAAGCAATTCAAAATGCATCTAATTGGACAGGCACAGACGGAATGACCAGTCAACAAGCCTGGCTTGATTCGGTTAGTGTTCAAGAAGCAGCAATGATATCATATACAAATAAAAATCTTAGAGCTCTTAAAAGAAACGGCGGATTAAGCGACAGCGATAGTGTTGCTCAAATTATGGGTATGCTGGCAGGCTCACACTTATTAGGTGCCGGCGGGATGAATAGATGGCGTCGAGGTGAAGGCGGCAGAGATGCATACGGAACAACCGGCGATGAGTATTTTGCATTAGGCGCTAATGCAGCAGGAGGAGCAACAAGTAATGCTTAGGAGAAAAATATGTGTCAAGTAGTTATACCGAGTACTCCGGTAGTTAATCCTAACATAGTAATCACAGAACAAGATACTGCTGGCTTCGCACAATCTTTAAGAGCAAGCAGAAATACTGGTGAAGGTTGGGGCGACCTTGCAGGCAACGGTGATTTTTCTACAGGGTATTATGGTGCTTCCGGCGGCGCTGGCGCACAAGGTAATTACGCTCAATCAATACCTCCTGCAGAAACTGTGCCTGAAGGAGAAGGGTTTGACGCTATTAACAGTGTCTTAGAACAAAACTTAAATCAAAATTGGCAAGAAATAGGAACTCCAGGAAATCCTAATATTCTTGGGTGTTACGAAGTTGCTGGTCAAAGCTATAGCGGAGACGGAACTCCGTGGTGTGCAGGGTATGTGAGTTATGTTTTAAATACAGCAGGGATTGAATGTTTACGAACTCTAAGTAGCCAAGGTTATAAACAATATGGTTCAGAAATTGATTGGAGGACATTTGAAAATGTTCGCACTAATGACATAGTAATTTTAACAAGAAATTCTGACCCGCGCTTCGGACATGTTGGATTTTTTAGAGGTTACAATCCGTCAACAAGGCGTGTACAGATGTTAGGCGGAAATCAAAGCAATACTGTAAAGTTAAGTAATTTTTTAGTAAGGGGCGATAAAATGACATTAACATCAATAAAAAGAAATTGGACTGTTCCGGAGAAATATAATTTTCCAGTTATTGGAACAGATTTAGCTTCAGGTAACCTTGATAGTTATGCAAGTACGAGGTAAAAAATGGAACAAGATTTATATAAAAATATTAAAGTTGTAGGGTACGAAGATAAAACATCTCAAATATCAAAGAGGTATAGAGGTATTAGTACAGTTAACAACAAAAATGAAAGTAAGGTATTATACGATGTTTCTATTATCAAACAAGATATAATAAATCACTTTCATATACGACAAGGCGAAAAGTTAGAAAATCCTACATTTGGAACTATAATTTGGGACGTTATATTTGAGCCGTTAACTGACGATCTTAGAGAAGCAGTATTAGAAAATGTAACAGATATTATTAACTCAGACCCACGTGTTCAAGTTGATAGTGTTTTTGTAGAACAGCAAGAAAGTGGTATTTCGATAGAATGTACACTACGATATTTGTCGTACAATATATCTGAAAAAATGCGTTTAGATTTTGATCAAGCAAATGGACTCATTAGTTAAGTGCGTATATATTTCAAGCAAATAAATACATTGTAGGAGAAACGAATGTCAGTAACTGATAGGCAAAATAAGTTAATTGTTGCAGAAGATTGGAAAAGAATTTATCAATCGTATAGGAATGCGGACTTTCAAAGTTACGACTTTGATAGTTTAAGACGCACAATGATCAATTATCTAAGGGAAAATTATCCCGAGGATTTTAACGATTATATTGAAAGTTCAGAGTACCTTGCACTTATTGATTTGATTGCATATCTTGGACAAAATTTAAGTTTCCGTATAGATTTAAATGCAAGAGAAAACTTTCTCGAAACAGCAGAGCGTAGAGAAAGTATCTTACGTTTAGCAAGACTTATTAATTACAATCCAAAAAGAAATTCAGCAGGTAACGGATTTCTAAAAATACAAAGTATACAAACAAGTGAAGATATTATTGATAGTAATAATATTAATCTTAACAATCAAAATATTGTTTGGAATGATAGTGCCAATTTAGATTGGTATGAACAGTTTATTAAAATTTTAAATAGTTCTTTAACAACAAGTAACAAGTTTGGCAATCCAATTGCATCAGATACAGTTAGTGGGATTAATTCGGAACAATATAGAGTTGCAGGTGTATCGTCAGATGTACCAGTTTTTAGTTTTTCTAAAGCCATTAACGGATCAAATTTACCTTTTGAAATTACAAGTTGTCAAATACAAAATGGAAAGATTACAGAAGAAGCACCTTATCCTGGCAATAGTTTAAGTTTTGTTTATAAAGATGACGGCAAAGGCGCAGCAAGTTCTAATAACGGATTCTTCTTACATTTTAGACAGGGTACGTTACAAAACGGAAACTTTAATATTAGTAACCCAAGTTCTAACCAAGTTGTAAATATAGAATCTACAAATATAAACGACTCAGATGTGTGGCTTTATAAATTAGATGACTCGGGTAATGAAATTGAACTATGGAACAAAGTAGATAGTTTAACAGGAAATAACATTATATACAACACACTTACATCTGGATCTAAAAATATTTATAATGTATTAACTAAAGCACAAGATAAAATTAACGTTATATTTTCAGATGGAATATTTGGTAAATTACCTAAAGGTAATTTTAAAATTTATTATAGAACAAGTGCAAATTCAAGTTATCAAATTGTTCCAAACGAAATTAGAAATATTTCAATTAAAGTTCCTTATATAAATGCTAACGGAAACTTGCATAATTTAACAATTACAGGAAGTTTAGAATATACTGTTACTAACGCATCAACTACAGAAACAAATGAAAGTATTAAGCGTAATGCACCTGCAACATATTATACACAAAATAGGCTTATAACAGCTGAGGACTATAACATTGGTCCTTTAAGTACCAGTCAAGATATTATTAAAGTAAAGAGTGTTAATAGGAATGCAAGCGGCATAAGCAGATATTTTGATCTTAAAGATAGTACAGGAAAGTATTCTAACACTAACGTATTTGCTGATGATGCTATTATATACAAGCAGGAAATAGTAGAAAAGACTGCATTTAATTTTGAAACAAAAACAGATATCGAAAATGTATTAATTAATACAATACAACCTATTATAAAAGAAAATAATACAAGAAATTATTACTTTGAAAAATACAACGAAATTCTTCTTACAGAAAATAACGTAGTATGGACACAAACTACAACAGATACAAATAGAGATACAGGGTACTTTAAAGATTTAAGTGACAATGTGTATAATCTTGGTAGCTTTACAAGTGGCAATTTACAGTATGTAGAACCAAGTGCATTAGTTAAATTTTCTGCTCCTACTGGTTATCATTTTATGACAACAGATAATAATAAACTTATGCTCGGAGATGCAGATCATCCTGGAGCAGTTTCTTATATATGGACAAAAATCATTAATGTTGTAAATGACGGAACAGCAAATTCAACTGGAATTTTAGACAACGGCGATAGTCCTGTAGTTATTACTGATAAAATCCCATCAGGCGCAATACTTACTGCT